CCTCTTTTACATTGTGTCTGACCTCATGAATGAGGAATCCGTGGTCACTTGCCGCCATCTGAGATCGCTCGCCATCGGATAAGAAGATATAGTTGGCTTCAACATACGGATTGAGTGCCCACGTTGTTAACGTCGGGTTGCTAGGTGTTCCATCGATATTCGGAACACTGAGGAAATTCGAGATGTTTTGCAGAGTGTGGCCGGGACTAGGAGCAATACGCTGGCCAGCCGTTGGACTTGTCGGATCCACGTCAATGATTGTGAACAGCTGATAGATATTACGAAATGTAACTACGATTTCAACCTCTGAATACTGCAAAGCAACAAGTGGAATCGCCTTTCCGATGTCCTCGCAGAACCAAAAGTGAAGAGGAATCAGAAGCTGGCGACCGGGGATAGATGGCTGCGGAATAACTGTACCCGATGCAGTGAATACAACCGCCTTCACAATGGCGTTCGGATAGTTGCCGCTTCTACCTGAACCATTGGCCGGGTCGTAGACTTCGGGAACATGACCAACCATCGTATCCACTGTCGCCTTCTTATTTGCATCGTGTTGCGTATAGGAGTACAACTTCATCCATTCTCCGGTATGCTCGACAATCTTAGATCCGTTAATCAGAACGGCAACGCTCTCGATCATGTTGTATCCGAGATTAGGAATCCATTGAAACAAAAAGGGAGTTGCATTACCTGTTATTGAGGTTGGGTCATTTCCAGTGACACGAAGTGGCGACCAAATATCCGGAATGTTCACGGAAATATAACAATCGTGAAGCATATCTGCATTGCGGTCAATTTTACAGCGAAGTGTTTTCTGATTCGTCGGAGGGAGATTCGTATCGATTCCCTTAAATGGTAACTGAAAATGCTCCATCGCAAAGTTCGTGTGTTTGCGATAGAGTGATTTGAAATGGCTGAATGTTGGGTTTCCAGAAGTAAGTTGATTCTGGGCACCTACGCCAACAAGTTGCATTAGACCACCGGGCATTTGTCTTCTTGCTTTTAGAACCTTAAAATGTGTGGGCAGAAATAAGGATGATGACACTCAAGGTTGTTTTGGTGGTTCTATGTCTTATTGTACTTCTACAAGTCTATATGAGCTTGCGGTACAATTACGACTGGTTAGGCGGGACAATACGAAAGGCTATGCACAGACAGCATCCGGAGGGACGGTCGGTAACAGATGACTATCCGATACCGGCGATTCCTTATTTAGATCGCTTTGGAGATTATACAAAAGTACCGAGAATGAAGCATAATGATTATTAAGGTCTGAGTTGGAGTGACTGGATCGTAGGTCCTTGTGCAGGGACGGGTAACACTACACGGATAACATAGGATGTGCAGCATCCAGGATAGGGCAGAGGTGTCGCAGGATCTACCATTCCAAGACCGGGGTTGCGGACAATCGTTTTGTTTGCAGCAACTGTTGAAAGAACCAAGTTCGAGTAAATCTGTCTCTTGTTCTTATACGCATTCGTATCTGCAAAAAAGGATTGTCCAACAAGCATCCGCTTCCTCGCAGTGAGTACATCACTTGCAGATACGATGTTTGATGAAGAAAACCGCGTCTGTGCGGGTGTGGGGTATCCTGAAGACGTTGACATTACTTTAGCCAGAGATTATTTACGCAGAGTTTGCGGATAGGAAGAAAGATGCCGACCCGTTTCCTCTTGGTATCGACACATACCGAGCAAATGACGGGATACTCGAAGGTCTCCTATAATCTTCTAAAGCAGATTGGAAGTCTTTCGCCGCTTGTCAAGACATTCCATTTTGGATTTCAGAAGAGCGTCGCTAAGGCACCAAAGGCCATTCGCCCTCTTCCGGAAGGAATCGTGCAGTATGATGCGGCACTGAACGAGGATCCTCGTGAGGAGGGGTTTGGATTCAACAAGTTCAAGGAATATGTTGATACGGTTAGTCCCGATATTATCATGATTTACAATGATGCACTCGTCGTCAACCGCTTCCTTGAGTCCCTGAAGCTGAAGGAGGATTCTCCCAAGCCTCCGTTTAAGATCTGGGTCTACCTGGACCAGGTCTACAAGAATGCTGCACCTGCACTGATCCATAATATCGAGAAGCACGCGGACCACATCTTTACGTTTACTGAAAATTGGAAGAAGCACCTCCTGACAATTCTGGAGAATCCTGAGGAAGCCAAGGTTGACTCATTCGAGCACGGCATCGACAAGATGATCTTCAAGCCCCTGTCGTCTCAGGAACGTGGTGCGATTCGCTCGGGAATGGGCATTCCTCTAAATGCAAAGGTATTTCTTAACGTGAATCGGAACAGTGAGCGGAAGCGGCTAGATCTTTCGCTGATGGCTTTTGTCGAGCTCATGGCACGGCACCCCGATGATCCGTACAATGCTGTGTTCGTGACAACGGCACGCCCCGAAGCCGGCGGTCATTATGACATCCAGGGGATGTATGTGAATGAGCTCAAGATGCGGGGCATGGATGTTGAGAAGTATATCAAGCGCGTAACTGTGATCGACAATGGTCCTCCGAACATCCTATCGGATGAGTCAATCAACCACATCTACAATGCATGCGACTATGGCGTGAATACGTCGAACGGCGAGGGATTTGGACTGTGTCAGCTAGAACACCTTGCAACAGGTGCCATCCAGATTGTAGTGGATGTTGGAGATTATCGTGCGTTTATGGATGAGACGTGTGCTGTCTTTGTCCCTCCTAGTCAGCGTGCATATCTTCCGTGCAGATTCGGTCTCGGTCTGTGTGCAGAGACGTGCACTGTGTCTGAGTTCGCAGATGGAATGGAGAAGGCTATGACGCTCAACAACTCAAAGTGTGCAGACAAGGTATCGAAGCGGACGTGGTCGAAGGTCTGCGATCCTTTCCTGGAGATGGTGGCTCAGTCGTACGTAAAGAACTGAATACGATCACCCATCAATGTTCCTATCTTGAGTAACCGCTGAACATCCAATTCGAATGCAGGAAGATCAAACACATCTTTCGTGTCCTTATCGATCAAGAAATTGAAATCACGAATCTTTACCTTTTGCAGTTTACGGGATCTGCTAGTCATATTTCTCATATAATTCTCGTCTGGTTCATCATCCTTAATTGATGGATTTGCGGCAAGATCTTCTGACGTTGCACTTGTATCAAAACGCAAACACTGAATAACAGGTTGTTCGCGACTATGTAGTTTCCGATGAACTTCGCAGTCGACGGCCGCCTGTTTTAGCAAAAGACCAATTGCCTTGGCAATACGTTCCTTTTCAAATGCAATCTCAAACAGGAATTCATCGCTAGACATGAATGTTTCAGGTGCACGTACCTTTTGATCGACTTGATCATAACGTTTCGGAAGGGTGTCGTTTCTCCGAATGGGAACAATGTTGGGGTACTCCGTCCCCGCCGCCTGATCTGGCGTAAACACACTCATGTAAAATGAGATGCGGATCGTACGCTCTTCCTGGGGAACAGACACCTTTGTTCCGTCAACAAGCTGACGTGTTGCGTGAGAGCAAATACGAATTCCACGACCAATGACTTGATCGTGACGTGCAGGATTCCAGTAGGGTTCGAGAATATGAATATGCCGAGTATTTCTCAAGTTAAGACCTTCGGCTGCAGCAGAGGTTCCCATGAGAATTGTTAGCAATTTCTTACCACCGCGGTCGCGGATACTCTTGCGAATACTGTCCGAGTGATTCATATATTCGTTGCTGATGGCCTCATAATCCTCATTGAAAATGTGTCGCATAAGATCGCGTGTTTCTGCTTGCGAGCCGGTATAGTATGCAAACGCAGGCTTTGTCGGATCCATCGACGGATCTTCGCGATAGACTCCATCTTCCTTGATGAGTTTGTATTCCTGCATCCCGTTTGCGGCCAAGATTGCACCGAACACACCGAGTCCTTCTAAAGATTCAAACTGAGAATATACGAACTGATTACGGAATCCAGATTCGATGGTTCCAACACTTTCCTTGATGTTCCGAAGGGCCTTGAGTAATTTGGGGGAATACGTTGCAAGACCGGCTTCAGATAAGAATCTGTCCGGATTTTCAACAAGCTTTTGTAGAATGAACGGTTTCGGATCAACCTTGTCTTCGTCCACATCTGGATCCCCTGTACGTACTTCGGCTGGAATCGCATAGTTGCAAACCAGACGGCTCATCATGCGATACGACGAAAAGTTCTCATCAAGTGCTTCGGGTCCCTTCTGTGCCTTCTTGGATTCACGTTTGATTTCATCCCAGCGAACATCGAGATAGCGGGTAAATTGTTCACTGGACATCGGAACTTGTTCCAGAATCTTGTCATCGTCAACACGTCTTGGAATCATCCGCTCATCTGCACCCTTGAAGTATGAAACCAGTCCCTGGATTCTGCGTTGGAACAGAAGGGGGTTTTTGATGTTCAGGCCATCTAGGAACATCGATGCAAATTCTTCAAGTTTCGTAGGAAGAGGCTCCAATGGTTCAGTTGATATATTTCCGAATGCAGCTCCCTTGAAATCAGTTACAAATTTGTCCTTGAGTGCATCGAACCATTCTGTCGGCGTTGTAACAGGTGTCTTCGAATTGTACTTCACTGCAACTCGTTCATTTTTTGCATTGACAACCGTTGTGAAATTCTCTGGATTCCGAGTCACTAGGATATATCGCTTAATCGAATTGAACTCGACCGTATCGACATCGGGCAGTTTTCTGAAAAAGTCTCCCATTGCAGATTCATTCCATTGTTCGATCGATTTAAGGGGCATTATAATTCTCTGAATAGGACCACGCAGGAGATTCATCAGGTACGACACTTCATTTGGGCGATTAATAACCGGAGTCCCTGAAAGTGCAACAATCTTACATCTCTTTGCATGGTAGAGAGCATCGTAGATCCGTTTCTTGATTTCGGACTTGTTCACGACAGCGGATATGAAGTTATGAACTTCGTCTATGATCACGATACTGCTATCAAACACTGTGGACTTTGTAGGATCTTCTTCAGGAATTAATCCCATAACACTTTCCTTGTCAATGCCGTTATAGTTGATGAACCTATATCTAGAGCTAATAATGTCTGTAATCTGATTGTCGATGCCTCTGCGAATATCAGCAGGCAGCGTGTCCCAATTGGGTTCAGCACCAGGTACAGTTGTAAAGTACCGCCCCTGACTGGAAAGAAACGAGGCTGAAATTCCCAGAGCCTTAGGTGCAGCACGGTCTTCATTTGAGCGAATGACATTGACTTGCCAGTGATTGTTCAGAACATAAATAGGATCTCCGCATTTTCTGAGTTCCTGCTTAAAGTTGGCTTGAAGGGCGGCGGGCAACATTACGATTACGTTCTTCTTGGAGAGGAGCGATTCAGCAACACCAATTGACGAACACGTTTTACCGGTTCCGAGTCCATGGTACAATAGAATTCCGCGGTAAGGCGTCTCTATCGAAAGATACTCCTTAATAAGTTTCTGATGGGGCATGAGTTCCTGGGTTCCCTTCGACGAGTCGCCGCGGCTCATGCACATATCAACCTCATTGTCGAAGGCATCGAGCGGGTCGCGGTCTTTTGCTCTGTATTTCAAGAAGATCCTTGCAATGTAATCTGCAAAGGCCTTCCTATTCGGAAGAACGTAGGGCTGACTCATTGTTTTTGGGGGGGATTAAACAATGGAGACAGAAATCCGCAGCGGCTACAGAATGTGGGTTGTCACGGTATATTTGTTCCTCGTCAGTGCATTTCTTTACCTAAAACCGGCTGTCGCCTTTGGCGAAGAAGGACGAATCCGCCCCTTCGGCACTGGTGATCGGCAAAAGACAGTGTTTCCTCTCTGGTGGTGGATGTTTGTATTAGCTGTCGTTGCATACATTATCGTTCTATTCCTGATCAAATTTAGATTTTGATCACACCTTGTGATAATACGCCAGTAACTGAAGAGTCGTTTCTCGTTGATCAGATGTAATCTTAAAATCTGGATCCTTCACTCGACCCCACAGTGTATCTTGAAAGAGTCCTCCAAACATAACATCTGCAGGATATTTCTCCTTATGGACTGTCTGCAATTGCTGCAGACAATCCATGAGCCTAATACCGTCGTCTACGCGAATACATGTGAGTGCATCATTGAGAAGAGTATCTGCATCTGCTTGGGGTGCAGGACCCGATCCAACATGTCCATACAATGTTGTCGTAAGCTGATCTCTGAAATCGGTTAGATCGGTATATCCATCTGAATACGCCGCAAATCCTTCTTCGATCTGAGAAGAGTCATACTCTGCAACACCAGGTGCTTCAGTCATGCTTTGATAGAGAGCAGATGCCTGCACTCCTGAAAACTTACGGTCCGATGTCTCCTGTTGCATTTGCTGACGCTTGGGTATATTCTGAAAAAGGGGCGGATCTTCCAGCTGTTTACGGGCAGATGTCCCACGACTGCTCATTTTCTTTCGGCGGCAAAAAAATTACTGTCCAGGAGGCGAATGCAGCTTATCGGATCTAGCCTTCTCAGATGCAAGCACTTCGTTCTTAAATGTTGTCGCTTCATCTCCAGATGGCATACAGATCTGACGGGCTGACTCATCGAACAATAGAATTGTCTGGAAGAGAACCCACGTTGACATGAATGCTCCGATTGACCATATTCCTGTCTTAATTCCGACAGATACCATAATTCGGTCATAATGCTTTCGAAGAACCGTTAGTGTTCTAATAATCAGATATGCAATTGCAGGGTTCAATGCAAAATACGCTGCTTGTACTGCACTTTTGGACATGTCGTACTTTTTGCACTTGAAGTATCCGGCAGCTATCGACTCTACAAACCCAATCAAGAAAAATGCACCGTAGACTACGACAACTGCAATTCCGATATAGAGAAGACCGGTTGTGAGGCCGGGTCCAGTAGGAATACTTAGAATTCCAGGAGTACCTACGTAAAAATGTAAATAACAAAGATATCCAAGAACGAGAAGTGCAAGGCCCGTTGCTGCAGACACATACAATGCAGTGGGCGGTTGAGGAGGAATTGAGACATCATCCGGTGTCGGCTTCTTGGTGTCCATTGCTTTCAGTACTGAATCTTTTCCGCACAATCTCAACGTTTTGAATGAACTTGGAGAGCGAATCGAGTAATTCCGCCCTTCCCGTATAATGTGGACGCGTTAACTCTCTACATTCCGCTATTGTTCTCCATCCAATCGCAGAAATCTCCCGTGCCTGCATAGTTGTAAACGGGCGGTGGATATTGACTGGCTTTGCAAGAAGTGCAAGTGCGTACCGATGTTCATATGGAACACCATTTGTTCCGTGAAAGGTCTCTGTGAACACTGCGTTGTCTACGAGTTTGTAGTAACTCTTATGTATGTTTGTTTCCTCTCCGAACTCACGTTCGCCGCAGATAATATCTGTTTCACATCGAATCCTACGCCCCTTGGGAAATCCCCACTCGGGTTCAACGTAGAATGAATGTGTTGTTTCTTGAAGAATAGCAGTTACGAGAGGCTTCGCATGTTTCAGTTTTGAGATTTGGTAGTCATTTCCATGCCGGTCATTTGCACCCCACAGTCGTTCCCACAACATATCGAACGTCATTGTTCGAAGTCGTGTTTGTTCAGCCTTTGTCATGTTTTCTAGAAGGTTCCGTATATACGCTTCATTTTCATCATCATATTTGCCTCGAATAAAG